TCGAGGCGCTCAAAATCTCCGGCGTCGTCACGTTCTCGGCCAGCCGCGGGCGCTTCATTGGCGAGCTCGACGGCGCGCTCTCGAGCGGCGATAGCGAGGCCAGCTCCGGCGCAGGGAACGAGGGCTTGCAATGGGCCTATGGCCGCGCGCGCTGGATCACCGGCCGCAACACCGGTCTCGAGTGTGAAATCAAGGCCGCGGTCTTCGACTTCGGCGCCGTCGACGTCGAGCTCTGGAAATTGACCGGCTTCCTCCCCGAGCCCGGCGACGAATTCGAGCTGTTGCCCGGTTGCGACCTGGATTATGACGGCGGTTGCAAATTGTATGGCCGTCGTCTCAACTTCGGCGGCTTTCCAGACGTGCCGGGCGAGGACAGTGTCACCGCGACTCCAGACCAAAAGGTCAATTAAGGCCCCAGAGATCGAGCATCAGGCCCGGCTCTGGGTCGGGACGCGCTACCACCACCAGGCGGCGCGGCGCGGCCTGGGCGTCGATTGCGTCGGCCTGGTGACGGGCGTCGGGAACGAGCTCGATCAATGGGGGCCGGATTTCGCCGAGCTCTTCCGCGCCTTCGACGGATATTCGAGGACGCCAAACCCGCGCCGCATGCGCGAGGGTCTCGAGCTCTTCCTCCGGCCGACGGACCTCGACCCGCGCCAGGTCCCGCCGCCTGGCGTCATTGGCTGGTTTGAATGGCGCGAAGATTTGCCTATGCACCTGGCAATTATGGCCCGCTTTGAGGGCCGCGCGACGATGATCCATAGCTATGCCCCGGTCGGCCGCTGCGTCGAGCATGGATTCGACGAGCTCTGGCAATCTCGGATAAACAGCTTTTGGGCCTTCCCGGGGATGCAATGGCCGTCTTAGCTCTTGGATTTGTCGGCGAGGCCATCGGCGCCAGCATTGGCGGGACGCTACTAGGCGTGACCGCGGCGTCGATTGGCGGCTTGATCGGCTCGGCCGTCGGCGGCTTGATCGACAATCTCCTATTCCCGGTCAATCAACAGGGCCCGCGGCTCTCCGACCTGACGGTCCAGACCTCGACCTATGGGAGCGCGATCCCCTTCGCGGTCGGACCAGAGAACCGCCTGGCGGGCAATGTTATCTGGTCGACGGGCTTGATCGAGACGGCGCACCACCAGCACAGCGGGCCCTTTGGCAAGGGCGGGCCGTCGGTCAATACGACGACCTACACCTATTCCGCGAGCTTTGCCGTCGTCTTCTCCGACACGTCGAAGACCGGCCCGGCAAAGGCCGTCGACAAAATCTGGGCGAACAAAAAACTCGTTTATGACGCGACAGGCTCGACCTCGCCGGATAACGCGGGCCTCTGGTCCTCAATGACCTTTTACGACGGCAACCCGTCGCAAATGCCGGACCCTGTCATGGAGGCGCACAAGGGCGTCGGCAATGTCCCGGCTTATCGCCGCCGCTCAATGCTCGTTTTCGACGTCTTCCAGCTCGCCGACTATGGCAATCGCCTCCCCTCGATTGAGGTTTTGCTCCGCGCGGACGATGCGACGAGCGTCGGCGCCGTCGTCCATCTTTTGACGGAGATCGCCGGGATCGACCCGAACACGGTCTCGGTCTCGACCCTGACGCAAATCCCGCTCCGCGGCTTCACGGTCGGCACGCAATCGAGCGTAACCTCCGCGATCCAGCCGCTCGCGCTCGTCGGAAATTTCGACCCGGCCCAGGTCGGCGGCGGCCTTCGTTTCAAGCGCCGCGGCTATGCTCCGCGCGCGTCGTTCCCGAAGGAATATTTCGGCGGCCATGTCCCGGGCGACGACGCGCCCGACGCGCTGCAATGGACACACGCGCCGGAGACCGGCCTCCCGCGCGAGGCTTCGATCTCGTTCCCCGACCCGGCTATGGACTATCAGGTCAATTCGCAAACCGCGCGCCGCCAATCCGGCGACGTTCAAAACAATCTCTCGAGCCAGCTCCCGGTCACGGTCGACGCCACAACGGCGCGCCAACTCGCCGACCGGATGCTCTGGGAAGCCTGGACCCAGCGCTCGAAGGCAAACGCCCAGAGCGACGACCGCCTGGTCAATGCCGAAGCCGGGAGCTCGTATTGCGTCGAGACACCAGCGGGCTACGAGGCCGTGCGGCTCAAGACCAGGACGCGCGGCGAGAACGGGATTATCGAGTTTGAATTCGCGCGCGACCAGGACGCCGTCTATCGCTCGGCTTCGGTCGGCGTGGCGGCGCAGGGCGTGCCGGTCCAGCGCGTCAACGTCCCCGGCCCCTCGACCGTCGTTATGATCGACGGGCCTATCCTCCAGGACACGGACGACGATACAGGATTCTATTTCCTGGTCGACGGGACGAGCGCCGATTTCCGCGGCGCCGACGTGATCCGCTCGACGGACGAGGGCGCGACATACGACGAGGTAGAGGCGGTCGGCTTCGAGAGCGTGCTCGGCACGATCAGCGGCATGACCGACGGCCCGACAGATATCTTTGACGAGACGACGGTCGTCCGCGTGACCCTCGACGATATCGACGACGATCTCGAGAGCATGACGGAGCTCGACGTTCTCAACGGCAAAAACGCTTGCTGGATCGGGCCGACCAGCGGCCAGGACGGCGAGATCGCACAATTCAAAACCGCGACGTTGGTTTCGGCAGGGGTCTATGATTTGTCGGGCTGGCTCCGCGGTCGCCTTGGAACTGAATTCGCGACAGGCACGCATGCCGCGGGCCATCGTTTCGTCTTGCTCTCCGTCGGGCCGGTACGGCGCGCCGACTTCAATCAAGGGGACTGGAATAAGACGAGGACCTATAAGGCCGTCTCGCTTCTCACGCTCGAGGCCGACGCGACGCCGGTCGACTTCGCCAATTCCGGAGAAGGAAAGCGTCCGCTCTCGCCGGTCCATGTGACGAGCGCAACGGTAGCGGGCGACATGGTGATTTCGTGGCTCCGCCGGTCGCGCTATCACCAGCCTGGCCTCGGCGGCGGTCCGCTGGCGCTGGGCGAGACGACGGAGGCTTACGAGATCGACGTCTATCACGGCCTGACGTTTAAGCGGACCTTGACGGCGACGTCGGAGACCGTGACCTATGTCGCCGCGGACCTGGCGACCGACGGCTTTGTCTCCGGCGATTCCGTGACGGTCCAGGTCTTTCAAATGAGCGACGTCCGCGGGCGCGGTCGTCCAGGCAGAGGGGTTTTGGTCCTATGACGACGACAGGCAAGCTCGGAATTCCGCTTATCTCGAGCCAGCAAAACCAGCCGGAGGTCACGCATAACACGGCGGTCGCGATGCTCCAGGCGCTCTCGCTCGGCGCAATCGCCTTGCAAAATGCTCCACCCGGCGGGCCGTCGGAGGGCGATTCCTATATCGTCGGCGATACGCCGACCGGCGCCTGGGCCGCCAGGGCGAACAAGATCGCGACCTATTTCGCCGGGACCTGGGTTTATATCCCCGGCAATGACAGTAACGGGACACCTATCACAATGGGCGCAGCCCAGGCGGGCCTAACGATCTATCTCGAAAGCGAGCTCGGCCTGGTGACATGGGACGGCGCGCATTGGTACGGTACGACTCCAGCTTCGAGCGATTGATCCCATGCAAGGACTTTACGAGCTCCCGATTTTTCTCAAGCATGGCGGCCTCGACGTCGTCGTCGAGCCTGGCTGGAAGACCAGCGGCCACGGCCCTATGGACCCCGTCAACGTGAAGGGCGTCCTTTGTCACCATACCGCGGGCCCGAAGAGCGGCGACGCGCCGAGCCTCCCGGTCGTCGTCAATGGTCGGCCCGACCTGGCCGGGCCTCTTGCCCAGCTCTTCCTTTCCAGGTCGGGCGTTTGGCATGTCGTGACGGTTTTCAAAGCCTGGCACGCGGGCGCCGGAGCTCCCGGGACGAAATGGGAGCATTTCGACGGCAACGTCCATTTGATCGGCATCGAGGCCGAGAATACCGGCCTCGGCGATGATCCCTGGCCGGAGCAACAGCTCGAGAGCTACGCGCGCGGCGTCGCCGTACTCTTATCGCGCTACCGCTGCCCGCTCGAAATGTGCCTCGGGCACAAGGAATATGCGGTCGGCCGCAAGACCGACCCGAGCTTTTCAATGGACGATTTTCGCCGTAGGGTCTCCTCTCATATCGGCGGAGGCTTGGTAGCATGAGCAACGGCGACGACTTCGAGACCAAGGTCGAAGCGGAGGGCGAGCAAGTCCTCACCTGGGCCAAGCTCCATCTGGCAATCGTGATCGCCTTCGCTATTGGCGTGATCGCCGGGGCGAACCTGTTCTAAATGCCCGTGCTCAATCCCTGGATGATCGTCGGCGCGCTGGCGCTCTGGATCGGGACGGGCCTCGGCGCATATTTTTACGGCCACAACGAGGGGTACAACTCCGCGAAAGCGGAGATCGCCGACAGCTATCAAAAGGCGCTGGACAATTTCGGCAAGGCGGCGGAAAAGGTCGCCAAGGACGCGACCGCGGAGGCGCTTAAGGAATTCCAGGAAAAGGGCGCGATCCTGGAGAGAGTAGCGGGCCAGCTCGACCAGCAGAGGGGCGTAATAAATGCGGCGGCTTCAAAACTTGCCTCGGCGCTTCAAGGCCGTTGCGTTCTCCAGCCTAGCGAGCGCCATTTGCTTGAGTGCGTGCGGCGGCCTTCGAGCCCCGGTTGCGCCGTCCCAGCCGCCCCAAGCCATTAGGCCATGCGAGGTCCCGTATCGCGAAAAGGCGGCGGAGCTCGATCCCCAGGTCGATCTTGACAAGACTCTCGACGGGTCCGGCCTGGTCGAGCTCATGCGGCAAGACGCAAGTCGGTACAATTCCCTATTCCCAAAATTCAACGAAAACCTAGATTGGGTCGCCTCTCATTGCATCGCAACGCCAGCCGCCGCACCGGATAAACCATAGGAAGAACCTCCAATGTCGGTCGGTCCTGACGCCGTTACTCCGCTTTTGAGCGAGCCCCAGCGCGAGATCATGGTCGCCGCCGCTGGTGGTTCCGTCCTCTCGCTCTTGTTCCTCGGGGAACCTTTTACCTGGCGCGTCGCCGCGACGGCCATAATCTCGGGCCTTTTCGCGGGATACTATGGCGTCGAGCTCGTCGCCGGAGCCTTTCACCTGGCGGCGGGTTATTACGGCGCGCTCGGCGCGGCTTTCGGCTTCGGCTCAATGACGACGCTCGGAGGATTCGCAAAGCTGTTGCGCCAATGGCGGGAAGACCCGAGCGGATTTTTGGCCCGCTTCATCCCGTTTCTACGCAAGGGAGGCGACGAATGAATCTGATTTACGTTTTGGCGAACGTCCTCGGCTTTCTCGCGCTCGGCGCCTCCTGCCTCAAGGTCCTCGAGACCGGCCCGGTCGTCGGCCCGGTCTTCTCGCCCGCCGCGCGCTTCGTGCTCTTGCTCATGATCTTCGCCGCCGTTTACAGCGCAATCGAGGCCGCCTCCTGGCGCGCGCCGATGCGGCCTGGCGAGAGCATTATGATTGCGATATGGGGCGCGTTCTCGGTATGGAGGACGTTCCAAACTTCCTGGACGTCTTTCTTCCAGCGGCCCGACCCGTTCAACCGCTTCCGCCATCACCCGCCGGTTTAGTCCGGTTGAAAATGTGACGCGGGTCCGTCGGCCAGCCATCGTCGCCAATGTCGCGCGAAAACCCTTTTAATTCCTCGCGCTGCTTTTCGCGGCTATGGCAATCCTCGCAAAGACTTTGCAGCGCCCCATACCAAAACTTTAGCGGGTCGCCGCGATGCGGGATAATATGGTCGACGGTATCCGCGGCGCGGCTCTTTCCCATTGCCTTGCACATGCGACAGAGCGGCTCCGTCTTGAGCTGGATCGCGCGCCGGATTCGCCAGCGCCTCGTCGAATACCAGCGCCGCCAGGGAACTTTCGCGCGGCGCCTGTCGTAATCGTTTTGCGATTGATCTCGCGGGGACATGGGTCTTTTATGCCCTCGCCAAAGCGAAAGAAAAGCCCATGCCAAGAGATCGCCGCCGCGACAGCCGGATCGAGGTACATATCACCCTCGACAAATCGACCCGCAGCTTGCTCGAGCGTCTGGTCGACGTCCTCGCGCCCGACGTCGACAAGCTCAAAGCCGCGCTCAGCGCAAACGAGACAGAGACGGCCGTCCTCAAGGACACCGTCGACAAGAACGCCCCCAAAGCGTGACCGCCGCCGGACGGCCCTCCGGTAATTTTCAAGGGAGTTTTTTCAACATGGGCAAGACCCAAGACGCAATCGACAAGGCGGTCGCCGACGTCACGAATGCGACGACCGTCCAGAAGTCCGCCGTCACCTTGATCGGCGCAATCATCGCCTCCGCGCGCGACAACGCCGGAGACGTGACCGCCCTCAACGCCGCGATGGACGGATTCGAGTCGCAGACTCAGGAGCTGGCCGACGCCGTGACCGCGAACACTCCCGCGGCTCCTGCGGACGGCGGCGCGGCGGGTTAATATCTTCCCGTCGTTTGATTCGAGGTTATCACCCCAACTTGAGGGCCCGGCGCGAGCTGGGCCCTTTTTTCTTTTCAATGGAAGACGGTCTCGACCCGAGAGACGCCGTCGGCGGCCAGCGTGAGGAACAAGGTCCGCGGCCGATGATTGAGCCGGTCGAATTGCACGACGCGAAAGCCGTCCCGGTACAATGTCCGCATGACCGAGCCGAAGAGGACCGGCGGGACGTCTTGGCTATAGCCTTTCAACTCGAGCCATCCGCGGGCCACGCGCGCGCCGAAGACCGAGCGGAGATAGGGATTCCCGTCGGTCGTTTGCTCGCCGACCCTGACGATCACGGTCGGCCGCTCAATATGCTCGACAAAGCTCAAGATCATCCCAAGGGCCTCCCGCGGTCGAATAGGGTCTCATTGTCCAGCTCGTCGAGCGCGACGTCGACCTTTTTCTCGAGCTCTTTACTGGCTGCCAGGGCGCCGAAAGCCCGGGTCTTAAAATAATTCTTTTGCGCCTGGCGCATGTCGCCGACGAGAGCCGCCAGGGCTTCGAGCTTTTCGATCTTTGTCATTTCCAGTGCTCCAGCATGTAGAGGGAGCCCGTCACGACGAAAAGCGCCGCCAGGCCGAAAGCAAAAAACCAGAAGACGGGCCGCCATCCCATGCGAAGGGCTCCTTTAGATGTGCTGCCAGTGGGTTGGCGCGAATGAAACATCAGCATCGAATATCCAGCAGCCGCCGCCCTCGGCACGGGTGATGTGGGTGGCGATGAATGGGGCGTAACCGCCATCCCTGACGCGGATAGGAATGCCGTCCAATGGTGCGGACGCAATCGGATGCCAGCATTCAGGACAGGCGGGCTTTCCAATGCTGGCGCAAAACTCCTGCATCGCGTCTCGGTTGCTTTGGCCCTCTCGGACGTGCGACAGCATTTTCCCTCCAATTCTGTGCCGGGACTAACGCCTCCCGGCTGGCGTGTCGGTTAAACTTCGATGACCGGCCTATCGACAATTATCCGGCTCCATCTACTCGGACCGTTTCCACTTTGGCTCTGGGCGTCCGCCTCCCAGGCAAAACCGGCGCCTTTAGCGCGCCGTGAAAATCGCTCCCCTGGTCAGAGTTCGCGCACTGGCGCTTTGGCCTCGAAGCCAAGAGCCAAAAATTGATCGAGGCCGCGCAGCAGCGGCACTACATTCTGTGCGAAGTCCTTACCATCGGCTTCCCC